GCATTGATGAATGACATTCGTGTTTCAAAGTCATTCAACTCAAACAATTTATCTCTTGCTGCGGCTCCAATAGTATTTTTGAGATAGATAAACAATCGAGAAACATTTATGCGGCTCAATGTGCTAGAAGGTGATGCTAGTGTTTTATCACCAAACAATACAGTTCCTTCACCTGGGAAAGTGACAACTGGGTTAATCTTTTTGTCATACATCGTATCCATTTCTGCATCTGAGGGGTTATTTTCAAGTCGGACGACTCCGAGAATATCACCTCGTTTGAATCCGGCAGGTGACCACCAAGGATCTGCAACAACATCTGTTCTTACCATACACCCTGCAACATCTGCTGCGAGTGGTGTGGTGATTAAATCATCAAGAGAATCTTCTCTTAGTCCTTGGTTAATTCCGAGGTGCTTTTTGTTACCGTAAACAGAAACATTAAATTCGTCTGGTGTTTGTGAACCACTAACCTCAGCAGCTGATGGAGTTGCACCAGTCGCTGGACAAACTGCAATACAATCTTTTCGTCTCGAAGCGATATCGGTTGCATATCCGACATCTGAAGATCCTGATGCAAATACTAGGTCAAGTGGAACCGTTTTATCGTGAAGTCCGGTACTTGCTGTAGATATTGATGTGTTTTCAATAGTTCCTGTACCACCGATAACTAGAACACCACCATATTGTAGGTAGTTGTGTGCTGCCCACCATTCAGATTTCCATGGACCTGTTGGTCCACTTGGCCATCGAGCAAAAGTTCCACCTGCAAAAGTGTTACCACCACCACCAGCACCTGTTGTGTGGTAGAATGGCATATTACTATTACCATTGACGTTTCCGGTAGTTGCACCCGGAACTGTTTCTGTGCTGTTCAATCTACCAATCCACTCACCAACGCTGTTGATTTGCATTATACCATTTTTCCAATCTGCGGTATTACCCACAGCACCAATCAAACCATTAAGAGACACCATCCCAGCTCTGGTAAGTCCACCAGATTCTGTGAAGGGGATAACGAAACTCTGATCTTCTACTAATACTGTTACATTTGGTCTTGCCATCTATAATATCCTTTATTATCTGTTTTCTAGTATTTTATCTTTTCGATAAAACAAATTTGTGTGATATTTTTGAAAATTTAATCTTTTTAATTCACTTTATGTATAATTTTTAGAATTTTAGGTGTCAAACCAACGATCCTCGCCATCCCACTCTCCGTCATCCGACTCCACCATAAGAAAGCCAAACGGAATTAGATCCTCTTCAATATCTCTAATTTGTTCTTCGTATATTTGAGTACGAATATCGGCATCTGTTAGTGATTTGAAATAATCCTGACGAGTCATCCACGCAAACAATACCAATGACATTACTAGATCATCTGTATGACCCACATCTGCTTCAAATGATTTCCTTTTTGCAACAAATGTAATAAGTTCATTAATCGTGTCTATGTCTTCTATTAGAAGTTTATCTTCTTCTATAAGACTTTTGAGTACAGAACATCCTAACTTTTTTACTGGTTCAGTAGTACGAACACCCAACTGTGATTGAGACCTACCTGCACCAAATCCACCGTTCATAACTTGTCCAGCACGACCTTTATATGTCGTCATCATCACATTCTCATATTCAAGATCCTTGTGGAGAATGTCTGCAACTTGACCCCCAATATCATTTATTTCTATCAATACGCCAGCATTGTTATATTTCATTGCAATTGCACGAATGACGGTCGGATATACCATAGGAGATATTATGTTATTTCTATATCGTGCAACCATTTTGTATGGGATTGTGGTAGTGTCAACAATCACAAAAGCACTGTAATCTTTACCTTGTCCTCTGGATGTGTCTACTGTTATAAAATAATCGTGGTCTTCTTTGGGTTCTTCATAAACCCAGAACCCATCCGAATCTTTGCTTTTTGGTGTTGACCAATTCATCACTCTTAGTTTTGAAGAGGTTATCAATGTGTTTTGACTGCCCAAGAAATCGCAAATGAATTCTTGCTGGAACTGCTCTGCACTTGTATTAGCAATCGTATCTTGTTTCCACTTTTCGTCACGAAGTGGTCCACCTGGATATTGTGGAACTTCATTCCATCGGACTTCTATTGGAATATATTCATTCTTGCCATCTTCTCCGGGTTTCTTTGTTGCACCCTTCCAATAACGATAAAACATATTCAAACCGTTTGGTGTTGAAACCATGATAACTTTTGTATCTTGACCTGCGGAGATTGTTGGGTAAACCGAATTGAAGAATTCTTCAGCAATATTAGTAGGAACATGTGCGAATTCATCGAGCAACAAAACATTATAACTTCCACCACGAATAGCACTAGAAGATGTGGAGGATGCAACAATCTTTGAACCATTTTCTAGTTTTATTGATGCTTTATTCCATTCTACGATGCCCTGTTGCAACCAAAGTGGCAAATATTCATATGTAAGTTGCAATCTACTAAGAATATCTTTAGCAACCGATTGCTTATTTGCTAGAATTGCCACATTCATATTTTGATTGAATAGGATATAGTGCAAGATATATGCAACCATTGTTGTTGATTTTCCTGATTGCCGAGGAAGTTTTGCAATAACAAATCTATTTTCGTGAACAGTTTGTACCATATCCTCTTGAAAATCATACAACTTGAATGGAACAAGACCTTCATCCAGTGAAACGACTTTGATATACTTCTCAATAAAGTAAACAGGGTCTTTGGCACATTTCATATATTCGGTCACCTGTTTTTTGGTGAACTCAATATTAACACCAGATTCTTTTAGGTTTACATTTCCTAGATATCCTTTAGATTTAATCGTCATCTATAACCTCTGTGTCAATAATATTATCACTAAGTGCCTTTGTTCGACTTCGTTCTTGATTTATCAGATCTTGCAGATCACTGGTAGAACCAACATAGATTGATTGATTAGTTGTATTGTGTATGTTGATCTCTTCTTTTTTAAGTTCTTTTACTTGCTTGTGTAAATTGATAAGATCTTTATTCACATCAGCAACAGTTTTAATCATCTGTGCTGCAACTTCATATGCCCTCGGTGCATCTCCTTCGGTCGCAACATTCAAAATCCCATCAATTGCGTGTTCACCTTGTTTGATGAGTTCTTTCATATTCTTCCGAACAAGCATATAATCTTTTTCGCTATCAACTGCCGAAACTTCTATTTCTCTAACATGAGAGGGTTTAGTTATTTCTTTTGGTTTTTCTGATTCAAAATTTATGTCCAATGCTTCCGAAAGTTTATCGTTTACTGATTTCTTACTCATAATAATATTCACCGTAAATTTGATTACCGGCCGTATACCCTTCTCCTGTGTAACCACCAGTAATTCCTATTTTCAAATCATGGGCACCAGTAACAGGATAGTTGAATTTCTCTGAACTTCCAAAGATATCAATTTCAGATTGAAGAATAATCTTTCCTGTTTTTACTGGACCATACATGTATGTCTTTGCACTAAACTCAAATGAAGATGTGAGATTTCTTCTTGTATCGAATGCACCTTCATAATCTTCTTCGGTCGATATTCCGTTCAATATAAAGGGAACATCTACCTTTTTGTTTACATCGTTTATATTGAACGAAACAACAAACTCTGGAGTAAAATACGGCAAAATCTGTTCGATGATTTGTAAATTATCATCTTGATTTCTTGTAAATGCATAAAGTCCGAAGTTTACTATGTAAGGGACTTCGTTATAATTATAGGAATAACCTAGTCCATCTGTACTAACTGCTTGCCTTCTTTTGAGTTTGTTTGTTTTTCTTGACGGATCATATGCAAATCCAGTAATATCAAACCCAATTCTTGGTAAAGTAATTTGCACTTTCGATGTGTCTGATATACTACTGCTTTCTTGAATCCTTCTTAGAAACTTTTCTTTTGGACCATATGACAACGGAACACGAATTGTTTCTTTGGTCGTTCCGTCTGAATTCTTTCTGACAACATTAATGTCATTGAACAAAGAACCGAATCCGATTACTAATTTTCTTATTGCTTCGTTATAGAATTGTGTAAACATAAATCAATAATTTCCTTCTGAAAAAGGATCCGTTTCTGTAAAGTCAAAGATGTCATCTTGGTCACGAATCAATTCTATGTCTTCGTTATCTCCTGCTGGTGCATCATCTTGGGGCTCATGTGGAATAATAATAGTTGTAGTTGTTTGTGTGCTGAGTTCATATTCTGCACTAGAAACTGCACCTTTGACCGTTTCACTTGTTGCAGTTGAAAGTGTTCCAACAATATTTGTAACGGTGAGTTTGGTAGTAGTTGCATTCCAATCTGTAACGACGGCCGTTGCTGTTGCATCTGCTAGTGCCGCACCAGTCGAACCAAGAACCTGAAAGATCGTTTCACCCTCAAAATAATTGATGTATGTATCTGAACTGATTCTTGTACCAACATCCAATTCAATAGCAAAGTATTTTCGTTCGTCCTCAACCTTATCGATTTCAGTATAACCAGTGTCGACGACTTCTTCACTGTATGTGAATACCTCACACGAAAGTTTATATGTAAAGAGTTTACCCAAAGAATAGAACGGATTTTCATGTTCTACAAAGTTGATTTCAAACAACGTATTGCTTAGAGGAAAGAAAATTAAATCACCCTCTTTTGGTCGTGTAGTGTTTTCATATGAACCAACTGCTTCTTCAAATCGTTTGCGAGAAACAACAAGTTCCATTCTATCTTTTATTTGAATACCAAATTTAGCAAGAACATCACCTTCACCCTCAAACCCATCTACCGATTGAATATACATTTCAACTTCGTAACCGTCGTCAAACTTTGACATGGTATCTTCACCAAATAGTTTGTCTTCGTTTACAAGTGTTCTAGGAATATAGACCATATCCCTACCCATCGTTTTTATCATTTCGATAGTTAGGTCTTCTACTATATCCTGTTCACCACTATAATCTTTGAAGTATGGATTGCGAGCCATATATTATCCTGTCATAAAGTCAATTGGGTATTCGTAAGTTAGTCGTAATTCTTCTTCAAGTTTTTCAATCTCTTGTATGGCCTCTTGTGATATTTCACCACCTCGCAGTTGAACACCACCTGGCAACTGAACACCATCAAACTTAGACATATTCGCACCCCACTGTTTCTTGATAACTGCAGTAAGGTATTTCTTCAACCATATGTCATTGAATATCTCGGAGAATTGTGCAGATTGTAAAGAGACATATGCTTCTATGAGGAAGTATCTACCTTCTACAATATCATTACTCCAATCTCCGTCAATGTTTAATTTATTCGTTACTTTATTGAAACGAATTTGTTTTTCTGGTTGAAAGAAATCTTGAATCATGTTAATATATCGTTTGGTAGAATCGTATCGTGATAAACCCATAGATGAATTAAATCCAAGGCCTCGATTTATTCCAAAGTAATCCATAAGTGCCATTTGATATCGAACATCAAACATATTGATGTTTGCAAATTCACCAAATTGGTGTATCTTTACTACATTTAAAATGTCTTTGCCGGTAATCCTACCACCAGTTGCACCAATTGGTTCACCAATAGCCTCTACATCCACATATTTTCTTGCTGTATCTGTTGCAGTGATTTTATATGCAAATAGTTCCTTTTCTGCACCATCTGAATGGTATTCAGCAAAAAGTTCTAATGCTTCATCCAATCGGTCTTCACATTGTTGTCTATCTACATTGATATCGACGACCGGGGAACCCAATTTCCGCAAAGAATAATCAATTATATCGTCTCTTGATGATGGTTTTGCCATGTAAAACTCCTGTATCTCTATAATATATGTATAAAGATACAGGAGTGGGGACGGGGCGTTGAATTATATTATTCTTATGGGTTCTCTTCTCTTCCAATCACAACATCTAATTCTCTAATACTATCATAATCAATGTTTTCTATGTAATATTTGCGTGTCACTGGTTCTTCTGCTTCGTCAGACGAACTCACAACATAATTAGTAAATCCTGGCATTTGTAGTGGGCATGCTAATTTAGGATAGTCTAATTTACCATACTCTTCTGCATTGGCAACCAAAAACACCGATTTCTTATCCCCACAACCACAACCACCGCAAATATGTTTTGTTGGGTCTACTTCACTTTGTTGCAGGTATTCACACGCCGGAAGTTCTCCACCAAGACTTTCATTA